TGGCGATCGATGCATTAACAGGCGATGGATCCCAGCAAAACAAAGACATTACGCTGACCATTCCGAAAGCATGGGATATTTTTTGGGATAATATACGCTCTGATTTCTTTGATATTGTGCCAGTGGATGTGGATGGCAACTTGCTGAGCTTTGAGCGTGCTGCTGGAGCTGACTTATCCACAAGGACGGTGGTGACCAATCTGGATGCGCATAGCGTAAAAACACAAGCGATAAACTTTATCTATTTGTATTTTCAGAATCCAGATCAGAGCAGCGATCCCAGTTCAAGTGTAACCATATCCAGTGCCATCAATGCATACATAGATATATCACAGGCCGGTGGGTTTGTTGTACGCCAACCATTGAATAGACCAGCCACAGCCCAGCCACTGCAAAGCATTGTCAAGAGCAGCACGGATGTTATTGACGTGTACTTCTCTGTGGGTGGATTGTTTCGCTCTATGCTGGCGCCTTATGCAAGTAGAACAGATTTTGAAGGAATTAACTATGTGACTGTGCAAAGTCTGGATTCCAGTGGCACAGACTCAAGTGCACGATATGAAGAGGCTGACACAAGATTCATATCCGGCTTTGTCAAAGCACGCACCAAAGGCGGGTCTGATGGCACAGATTATGCTTTTATGGTCACAGTCACAACCACAACAGATCAAGTGATTGATATACGCTGCCTCGTCCAAGTACGGGATCAGCTACCAACATCATAATAAATAGGAGATAGAGATGGCACTACAATTTGGAAGAACTGCATATATCGGACTCAATGAGGAAAGCACTTATGGTGATCCTGTTGGTGGTTCCAATCAGTCTGATTTTGCCGTAAAAAACAGAGTGTTTAGTGTATCTATGAGCAGAAGCCAAGAGCGAGAGAGAACAACGCATTTGTCTCAGTCCAATGCAGCATTTGCGGTAAATACATTCGATGGTTTTGAGATTGCTGGTGGTACAATAGAGACTCCATTGACCTATAAGGGACTGGGCATGCTACTGAAGGCCGCCATGGGTTCTGTAACTTCTACCGGATCCGGCCCATATATACATACATTCAATCCATCTGCAACATTGCCCAGTCTGACAATTGCAGTGCAAAGAGGTACTGGATCCAGTGAGCAGTTTGAAGGATGCATGGTATCATCAATGACACTTTCTTGTGAGGCTGGAGAAGAAGCCAGAGCAAGCTTTGAGATCATTGCAGAGACAGCGGGCGCTCGTGCTTCTGCATTGTCGGGTGATCCGGTCTTTGGTGATGGTTCTCAAGTGTTTCATTTTCAAAGCACCACACTCAGCTATAACAGTGCAACCTATAAGATGCGATCAATGGAATTGACTCTTGACAACAAGCTGGAGCGGGTCAATTACCTTGGCTCCAAACTAACGTCAGAGCCCCAAATATCCGATGTTAGAGAGGTCACTTTGTCTGTGACGTTTGACCTTGAAGACAACAATCTATACAATGCACAACTGGATGGCACTGCATCAAATGTAGTGGTTCAATTCACCAGCGGGTCTGATGCTTTTGCAATTACACTAAGAAATGCAGAGATCACAGAGTATAGCGATGACGTGAATGCATTCGGAAGAATCGAGAGATCGGTGGTGTTTTATGGTATCTCAAGCGGATCCGATGAGGCGATCCGGATTGAGATGACAAACGATGCATCAAGCGGTATAAGCAACTAATAAAAAGGAGGTTTTGCGATGAGTGGAGACATTCTAAAGGAGATCGCAAATTCGGCAAAATTTGAAATGAATATATTCAATGGCGCATTAAAGATTGAGGGTCGCATATTGAGCCCAGCAGAAGTGGAGGCGGCTGGTCTTGCTTCTGCTCTTTTGGCTTCTCAAGTAATCAAAGGCAAAGGCCAAGCAGAGATTCAGAAGATGCAAGAGGCGGCACAGGCGGCACAAGATGGCGATACACAGAATCTGGATATGCTTCTAAGTCTGGCAAACTCCATCAATCCAAGAATGTTGGAAGAGATGAGCGTCAAAGAGGATCGATTGATTATGAAGTGTATCAAACGATGCAGCAAAGATGGATCTAAATGGGAGCCGCTGATTCTTGTGGATGCAATTGAGCAACAAGACGCATCCAGAAATAGGCTCTGGGTGGGTATGTTGTTGGCTGAAGATAGAAAAGAGATTCTTGATCGTGCTATGAAGGGGCACAAGGAGGCGGGCGAACGCCTTAAAAGCTTTCTCTCAAGATGAGCAACTGGTTCATCTATACGATATAATAGGCAGAACCTATGGCGTACTGCCCAGTGAAATTGCAAAACTTCCATGGAGTGATTTGATGATGTGTTTCAAATGCGTATCAGCCAGATCAGATCGTGTGAAGGCGATTTTGAAAAAAGGCAAACGCAAAAAAGATATGGTGTTTCCAAACATCTCCCTTCTTGACTTGGCGGATATGATATGAGCAACGAAGTAAAATATGAGATCATGCTGGAGATTCTTGATGCAGTCAAAGAACTGAAAAGACTCCAGAGCCAGACCAAGAAGACCAAAGAGAAATTTGACGAAACAAAGAAAAGTGGCGTAGAGTTTGCGGGCCAAGTCGGTGCAGCATTCACAGGCATCAAAGGCGCTGCTGACAGTGTGATTGGTGCAGTGCAAAAAGTGGCCGGTGCGTTCTTGGATGCTGCAGTTGCTTCGTTTGAGCTTTCAAGGTCTGTGGTGGACAACATCAACGATTTAAACGACTTGTCTGCACGATCCAGCATTTCAGCACAAAACATTGAAGCGCTCAAGTTGGCCTTTGTTGCATCTGGTCAAAGTGCTGACAGTGCCAAAACAATACTATCTCAATTTCCAAGAGTATTGACACAGATGCAAACCAGTGGATCCAAAGCCAGCAAAGTGATGGAGCAGCTTGGTATTGCAGTCAAAGACAAAGCCACTGGTGCACTGAGGTCTGGCAATGAGGTCTTTGCAGAGTCTATACAGAAGATTCAAGGGATACAAGACCAGACTTTAAAAGCCCAGACTGCCACTGCTCTGTTTGGCCGGTCTGCTGGGGATCTTTTACAGGCTCTTGGTGCTGGTGAGTTTGACGAATTCACAGATTCAATCGAGCGGTACGGAACAAAGGCGGGCCCAGAAGCCAGCAAACAGGCGGCTGAGTTCCAGAAGAGACTTGCATTGCTGGGTGTTTTGGCAGACCGATCCAAACAGGCCTTTGTGGAAAACACTGGAGCGCTTGACTTTTTCATACAGGCTTTGAGGACTGCACAGCAAGGCTTGGCTGGGCTCAATACATTTTTACAAGTGGGCCAGAAAGGAATCAGAGCACTTGCAAAGGATGTTTTTAACTTCTCAATCAAGGCATTTATGGCTCTGGGTGGCGCAATACTGGATCTCATAGCGGGCCCATTCTTGAATTTGATCCGTACAGTGGACAGTCTACAGCAGAAAATCACAGGCGTGAGTCTCTTTGAGGCAGCAATAAAAGAGATCAAAGAATACACTGTAGAGCAATACAATCTAACAGAGGCGCTGGATGCTGGGATCAATGCATTCAAGGCAGAAGGCGAGATCATAAACCAGTCTACACAAGCCACAATCAACAGTACACAGCAAAACATGCTGGCTGAACATCAGATCAAGGGACTGACAAAGGCACTTACAGAGAAAGACACAGCCAACAAGAAAGACAAAGACAGTACCAAAGATGCAGCCAAAGCAGAAAGAGAGCGAGCCAAAGCCATTGCCAAGACCATTGCAAGAATCGCCAAGCTTGGCAAAGAGCGCTTTGCAGCATCACAGAAAGCATTATCCATACAGCAGTCAGCAAATGAGGATCTTCTCTCTGATTTAGACAAGATCAACCAAAGAGAAAAAGAGAGGCTTGAACAACTCAAACAGATCACACAGCAACAAAAAATATCCACAGAAGAGGCACAGAAAGCAGTCAAGGCCAGAGCGCAAAGAGAAAGGACTGCACTATCTGAGGCACAAACCGCTGCACAGATTGGCGGTATTGGTGGTCAGATCGCTGGTGGTATCGGTGCACTTTCAGATCCAAGCGCTCTGGTCACGCTGATTGGATCGGCCTTTGGGCCGGTGGGTATGGCCGTGGGTGAAGTGGTCAAGTCTTTGGCGACACTGGGCGAGAAGAGCCCAGAAGAGATACAACAAGAGTTTGATACATTCTTCAGAGCAGTGGTCAATGGTTTGCAGATACTGCCAGAGATACTGATCAAAACACTACCACCAATCCTATTTGATGCAGTGTTCTTGATTGTCAGAGAGGTGATTGCACTGCCAGCAAGGTTGGCTTTGGCGATTGTGGAAGGTGTTGGTCAAATTGTAGAAGGGATCAAAGACTTCTTTTCTGGTCGTGGCTTTCTCAAGGGGATTGGCGATGCACTGGGAGAAGCCATTGCATTTATATTCAGACCATTCACACAGGTAATCAACAGCATTGCAGAATTCTTTGGTGGCGGTACACAGTCTTTCATGTCGGGTGGGCGATTCTTGTCTGCTCAGGGTGGGCTCAGATTCACTGGCCAGCAGCAAGGTCTTGCAATGCTGCATCAAGGTGAGATGGTCGTACCAAGATCGGGCCAGATGAGCAGCACAGTGGCCAGAGACGTGCAGCAACAATCACCAATGGCTGGTGGTGTAACCATAAACATAAACAGTGCCGTTACAGAGCGCTCAGCCATTGATTCTTTGGTGCGCAAAATAGAGGATCGCTTTGGCTCCTTTGGTCAAAGCACATCACCACTGTTTGGAGGTCAATGATGGGAAATGCAAAGTTTTGGTTCTATCCTGAGCCCGATGGGCGGCACTTGGTTGAGATTGATATGGGTGAGGCTCTTGGCGAGCTTTCAAGCCGTTTCTTTCACGATGCTGTGGATGCAATAACATACAATGGAGGGATCTCCAGAAGCGTGGGCCGTGGTGGCGAGATCATCACAATCCAAAGAGATCGCATGCAACTCGGTGAAGAGCTGGCCCAGAAGTTTGATGCAATGCAAAACCATCTGGATCGGGGCTTCAGTGTGGCGTTCACTTCAGACAGCGCCAAAGCATGGGCAGCCAGTTGTCAAACATCCCCACAAGCGGGCTCTTTCAATCTCTTGCTGAAGAACAATCCATTCGAGGCCTTGACAGGAACATCTACTACGCCCACAGCGAACGACTATGTGGTTTTGGAGACTGGATCGCCAGCATAT